CCATATGAAGAATTGGTGGCTGAAATCGGTGCATCAATTTTAGGAATGGATTTGGGATTTAACACGGATATTCAACCGAATCATTTTGAATATATCAAAGGATGGATGACTTTGCTTCGTGAGCAAAAAGATTCATTGAAATCGGCCACCATGGATGCAATCAAAGCCGTGAATTTTGTTCGTTAATACATCAATCAATGGTGGCCGGCCAAACATCACATGGCCGGCCACCGATAGGAGAATCATCATGACTACACGAATCACAAGTGCTTCATACCACAATATGAGATGGACTATTACGGCCGAGCAAGATATGATCCGTTTAAACTGGGATCGAACACACAATGGCCTCGTGGAAAATTCACAACGATGGTTTGCCACCGTGGCACAAGCACAAGCCGAATTAGACCGGATGTTGGAAGAATACCGGCAAATGTTGATTGCATATGAGGCCCAAAAAACCAAACGATAAACCACCGGCAATTTCACACAATTCAATACAAATACAAATGCTCATGTGTTCCGGATCACATGAGCATTTGCATACGCTATTAAATTACAAAATCCATTATACATGAAATATGCATCATGCAATGTGGATGATTTATGGCCACATGCATCATATACGAATGATGCATATTCGAGTAATATATAAATGCAAACATGATGGATTATGAAAGGAATCCGGTGATGGATCCAAATGAATTTCGTGAATTACGTGAAATGTTTATCCGGATGGAAGCGAATATCAACCACATGAATTCAAGATTTGATGGTTTCATCACACAATCGAATTCACAATTGAAACGATATGATGAACAATTGAAATCATTTGAAGAACGGTTGAGATTGATTGAAAAAAATGTGTATATGGCCATGGGTGCCATTGCTATAGGCAGTTGGTTAATTTCGTATTTCACATGATCGGCACGTGTTCATAATGGGAAAGGAATTCACATGGAAGACATCACCACAAAAACATTAGCCATAATCACCATTGTGAAAATTTTGGTGGATATGGTGAAAATTGCCGTTCCATCCATGCCGGCATATGTTCGGCCATTAACGGCCACCACATTTGGCATTATCACGGCAATCCTTGTAGATTTGGCCGGTGGTACCATCCTCAACACACAAATGATTGCTCAAAGCATTTTGGCCGGCATTCTTGCGGCCGGTGGTGCAATCGGTGTGACTGAATTACAAAAAAGGGCATAACCATGACTAATTCAAATTTTTTGTATGCTCCGGCACGGTGGAGCACGGTAGAACAATTTGATTCCCACTTGCGGCGGCATAATCCAGCAATTGCCGAATGGTCACAAGCAATCGTGATCCATCACTCGGTAAGTCCCACAATTTCCACATGGAGAGGAATGAATTCATTAAGCAATTTGAAAAATTTCTACCAAAATGAGGGATGGCCATCAGGTCCACATTTGTTTATTTGTGCCGGTGCCGCAAATCCGGCACATGATGGAATTTTTCAATTCTCACCGTTGAATCTTCCCGGAACACATGCAAGAAAATGCAATTCAACCACGTGGGGAATTGAAGTTGTTGGAAATTATTCAAATGATCCGTGGAGTGATGCCACCACATCATTAGTAATCGGTGCCATTGCAAGTTTGGCAAAGTGGCGAGGTTTGGAAATCAACCGAAACACCATCAAATATCATAAGGAATGTGTTTCAGACACGGCCTGTCCGGGAGCGGCCATCATCAATCGAATTGACTGGATTGTTGCCGGTGTTCAGTGGCGTATTAGCCGGCCATAAATGAAGGAATGAATCATGCATGATGGAGCCATGGCATTTTTGAAACGAACGGCCGAAGCATACCGGCAATGGTTGAGTGGGCCTACACTTGAAGTTGGTAGTATTAACATCAACGGATCGGCACGAGCGGCATTTGCTCAATACGTTCCATATACCGGTGTGGATATTGTGGCCGGCCCTTGTGTGGATGAAGTGGTAGATATTCGTGATCGTGAGGCCGCCAAACAAGCCGAATTATCAATATATAAATTGATTGTGAGCACGGAAGTTTTGGAGCACACACCACCGGCACCGTTATTAGATGCCATGTTGGATTATGCCGATCCATCCGGATGCATGATGGTGATAACGTGTGCTGGGCCTAATCGGAGAAGTCATTCTGCTGATGGTGCACCAGATTTGAAGCCCGGTGAATATTATGCAAACGTTCATCCGAAACAATTGATTGACTGGCTCGCCAAATTGGATGATTTGGGATGGCATGTGAAATGGTCTTACATCACCACGAATCAAGATAAATCCGATGTATATGCCACGTGGTATATACAAAATAACGGCAAATATATGATAGAATAACATCATTCATTCATCGAACGAAAGCAGAGAAGGGCATGAATTCGAACGATCCAAAATCATCAAATCAAATGAACATGGCCGATGGTTTGCAACAAAATGCAAATCACCGGCCATGGCTCATCAAGGAAACATTAGAAGAAGGATTGAAAAATCGGAATCCATCACAATTGGCCAAATATTGGAAATGTGACAAACGAGTAATTTATAAATGGGCTAAGCATTTCGGTATACAAACAAATCGTTCATGGCCGAATGGCCACATTGAATATTTGAAAAAACATGCCATGACTATGTCTTATTCCCAAATTGCCAAACGGTTGAAACGTTCATATTATTCCGTTCGGTGCATGGCACTCGTGTTGAATATTTCGGTGTTCGATCACATCACATCACATGTAATGCTTTGGGATTTGGCCGAAGAATTAGGCGTTTCACTCGCAACATTATACACTCATATTAAACGGCACGGCCTTCCGGCTCAAAAATTACGCAGTACAAAAAGAGGCCAGTGGAATACCATTGATAGAAAACAATTTGATGAATGGTTGAGTGATGGCCACATACTCCGGTTTGATCCCAAACACATGAATGAAACATACAAAAAAATGTATGCACATATTCGGGATCAATGGATAACACAAACCGAATTAGAATCAATTGATCCATGGTTAGGCCATTATAGTTTGCATGGCCAAAGGAAACGTGGTGTTCCTCCGAAGCCGTTGCTTACCGGAAAAAAAGTGGATGGAACATTTACCACATATTACAAAAAAACCGAATTGTTCAACCATTATTTTATTTATGGTGATACCATTCCAGCATACATCAAATGTGACTGGATCAATGCAATCCGGGATTCGTGGCAATCCATATACATCATGGCATATGATGTGTATAAAATCATTCCTCGTGCCACATGCCATCGGTATCATTCATTAAAAAATTTTCCATCGTGCTATTACCGTTCCTATTATGATCGTGGTGAATTGGTGCAATGGCTGGAAGAATATGGATGGCATGATAAGGCGAAATTGATTAAATCCGATCCAGTCACCTATCAAGAAATCATGGAATATTTGGCCACCAAACGCAAGCGGTATACAATTAACTGGGAATCGGCCACTTCGTGGCAATAATATAGGAGCATGGCATGAATATCCGAAACCGAATCAAGGAAATGAAAATTTTGAATCCATCCGATGTGATGCCGAATTCAAAAAATTGGCGTGTTCATCCACAAGCGCAACGTGATGCATTGCGAGGTGTTTTGTCACAAATCGGCATTGCGGCACCGGTGATTGCTTATGAAACACCACATGGATATAAATTGATTGATGGCCATGAGCGAATGACTGTTGGCGTACCATTCCCGGCCGTTATTTTAGATGTTTCGGATGATGAAGCCGATGTGTTATTAGCAACGTTCGATCCGATTACATCATTAGCCGAAACCGATGCAAAAATGTTGGATTCATTGTTAAATGAAATTTCAACAGATTCACCGGCCGTTGCTCAAATGTTGGATGATTTGGCCAAAAAAGCCGGATTATATAACACCGATGGAACACCGGATTTAGATGAATTAGATGAAGAATATGGTGATTATGATGAGGCGGCATTTTGGCCGGAAATCAAAATCAAATTGGCACCGAATATTTTAGACCGATGGAATGCCATGATGAAAAATATTGATGGCCAAACCGATAGTGAGAAAATTTCGGCATTGTTGGATTTAATTGATGAATTGGATCCAAAATGAATTTGAAATTATTGTTGTCTTATCATTATTTCAAAAATCAGGATTTAGACAAAATAATCCATGAAAATTTTGATGATGTAAGACCACAAATATTTATTGATTCCGGTGCTTATTCGGCATTCACACAAGGCGTTACTATCAATATCCGAGAATATGCCGAATGGGTGAAACGATGGAAACATTTGATTACTACATATAGTAATTTGGATGTGATCGGTAGTGCCGAACAAACGCAAGTGAATCAATCACGTTTGCATGATTTTGGCCTTGATCCATTGCCGGTGTTCCATGTTGGTGAGCCATGGCAATATTTAGAACATTACATCGAACGATACAAATATATTGCACTCGGTGGAATGGTGCCGTATGCCACACAACCAAAATTGTTGATGCCATGGTTGATCCGTGCTTTTAAAATGGCACAGGGCCGAACTGTGTATCACGGATTTGGATGCACATCATTTGAATTGTTGAGGAATTTACCATGGTATAGCGTTGATTCAACCACGTGGGCTATGGGAATTCGCTACGGCAGTATGCCTATTTTAGACCATGCCGGCCATATCAAACAAATTCGTATGAACAATTATCAAGCATTGTACAAACATGCTAAACAAATCCGAGCATTAGGGTTTGATCCGGAGGAATTTTCAGACAATAACACGAATGGGAAATTGAAACGTGAAATGTCTATTGCTTTGGCCATCAAAGCACATCACAAAGCGGAGCAATGGTTTAAGCAATATCATGGTAGTATATCAATGATAGGAAACACGAATGATGATGAGGCCGGACTACATATATATTTAGCCGGTTCGAACATCAAAGAAATTCGCATAGGTTATCAATTCAACAGGAGCAGAGAATGAGAACCAAAGCCAAAAAATTAGCGGTGGCCATTGTTTCCGGTGGTTTGGATAGCGTGACACTCGCATATTATTTGAAGGATGCAAATTACGATTTGCACATTTTGGCGTTTGATTATGGCCAGCGACATTCACGAGAATTGCAATTCGCCGAATTCACGGCAAGCCGGCTTAATGCCACATTTGATTTGGTTGATGTGACTTCCATCGGTGCATTGCTTACCGGCTCATCACTTACCGATCATTCGATACCGGTACCAGATGGCCATTATGAAGCGGAATCCATGAAATCAACCGTGGTGCCAAATCGGAATGCAATCATGCTCACCATTGCATATGGTGTGGCCGTGGCACGAAAAGCAAATGTGGTGGCCACCGGTGTTCATGGTGGTGATCATTATATATACCCTGACTGCCGGCCGGAATTTGTGAATGCTTTCGATTTGATGCAACGATATGCCACCGATGGATTTGCAAAGCGTGATTTGCATTTATACACACCATTCATTGCCAAAAAGAAACATGATATTGTGGCTACCGGCCATGTGCTCGGCGTTCCATTTCACGAAACGTGGAGTTGTTATAAGGGCGGTAAGCGTCATTGTGGCACGTGTGGAACATGCACCGAACGAAAGGAGGCATTTGTATTAGCAGACATTCCGGATCCCACGGATTATGAAAGTGATGGTGTTTCATGATCGTTATTGTTCCATGTGGCCATTTAAAAGCATCACACGCTACCACGGCCGAACAAATGTATGTTGGCCGGTATCATAAGGCCGGGATGAAATATGCACAATTTATGGCACCACGTGAGAATATTTATATCCTCAGTGCCAAATATGGGCTAATGACATTAGACACCGTGATTGAGCCGTATGACTTGAAAATGGGTGATGTGGGATCCATCGGAGCATACACAATTAAGCAACAAGCAATTCGATTCGGCATTTTGAATGAATCGGTGATTGCATTAGGCGGCAAATCATATTCACTTATGGTGAAACGTGTATGGCCATCAGCACAAACACCGTTAATTGGTTTATCAATGTTTAGGCATTACACATGGTTTAATGACCAAATGCGAAGGAGCAAATAACATGAATGGATCCAACATGAAGCAGGAACGAATTTTCGAAGGTACATTATTTTTTATTGGATTTGCGGCAACGATTGTGTTAGCAAATTATTTCATTAAAAACGTAGGACAAATTTGTGTTGGTGATGATCCAACGAATCCCACGTGTTTGATTCCGATGTGGCCATCATTCGGCATCGGTGATGGCATGGTACCGAGTGGAGTGCTTTGGGCTGGTGTGGCCCTAACGCTTCGTGATTTGGTGCAACGTCGTTTGGGCTTTTGGTATTCTTGGGCGGCCGTGGCCATCGGTGCCGGATTGAGTGCGTTTCTTGATCCCGGTTTGGCTTTGGCAAGTGGTGTGGCATTTTTCGTGGCCGAATCACTCGATTTGTTTGTATACACACCATTGCAGAAACGGAATTTGTTTATTGCCGTGATTGCATCAAACATTGTTGGCCTCATCATTGATTCATTCATTTTCCTCGGTTTGGCCGGTTTGCCGTTGATTTATGCCGAAGGCCAAATTGTAGGGAAATTGTGGATGACTTTGCTTGCCGTGCCGATCGTGTATTTGATTCGTTCGTGGGATGATAAACGAGGAATGATTGCTGTTTAATGGCCACATGAATCATTGCCATCAAATCAATTGAATTCACCACGTGGCAACAATGAGGCATGTAGGCATCTAGCCTATGTGCTTCGTTGCTTATATCATTGATTTATGTGGTTGAACACATAGGAGATGAACAAATGGGAAAGCCAAAAACAAATGAAGAACGTGCCGAATTATCGGCCAAAGCGTTTGAATTGCGGAAAGCCGGTGTGAGTTACAACAAAATCGGCAGACAGTTAGGCATCAGTTCGGCCACGGTGCACAAATATATTCAAACGCAAATCAAAGCGTATCATGAGGAAGCAAAGGAACATCACCGATCCATGGTGGTGCTCGAATTGAGCCGTTTGGATGATATGGTATTAGGAATTTGGAGCAAAGCACGTTCCGGAGAATACAAAGCAATTGATGCCATGATTAAAATCATGGATCGGCGTGCCAAATTGTTAGGACTGGATGCCACACAAACCACCAAACAAATCAGCGTCAATATGACACCTGAACAAATCATGGAATTATCAGATGATGAACTCACAAACTTCATTGCACAACTCGGCCGATAAATTGGCATTGTTGGCACGTTTGGAATTAGAACGCAGAAGACGGAACAAACCGGTTCCATCATTCCGCAATGCACCAGCACAAATCCAAACCACCACCGATCCGGAATGGTTGCTAGCAGGTCCAGCCGGCACCGGTAAGACATTTGCTGGATTGTATCGCTTACACATGGTGTGTTCAACATATGCAAATGCACATTGCATCATCATTCGGCAAGTGGCCAAAGATTTAGCATCCACCACACTTATGACTTGGCAAAAAATCATCAATTTCGGCACGGTTCAACCACAGGAAATCGGCGGCACTAGTCCGAGAATGTGGATTTATCCAAATGGTTCAATCGTTCGAATTGGTGGCATGGATAATTCAAGCAAGGTTCTTGGTGGTGAATTTGATATGGCCTATGTATCACAAGCGGAGGAATTATCCCGGGATGCATGGGAAACATTGATCACTCGAACAAATGGCCGTGGTGCCGTGGTGCCATATCCGATGCTTGGTGGTGATTGCAATCCGGCCACACCAAATCACTGGATTTTGGAACGTGCCAAAGCCGGCCGAATGAAATTATATGAAACCAGACATGAAGACAATCCGGTATTGCATGATGGAACAAATTGGACTGAGCAAGGCCGGAAGGAATTGGAATCACTGGATTCGCTTACCGGCACACGGTATGCTCGGCTTCGTTTGGGCCTATGGGTTGATGATGATGAAGGAGAATCATTCCTCGGTTCAATTTCATTGTGGGATAATTGTTTGACTGAATTGCCACCGGTGAATAAACATCAACCGATTGTGTTAGGCATGGATGCCGCAATCAATGGAGATACATTTGCTTTGGTAGGCGTATCGTTATATGGTGCATCATCGGATCAAACATTAGCCGTTCGGATTTGCCGAGTATGGGAGCCAAACGGAACACCTTTGGATTATGGCCAAATTGAATCCGAAATCCGAAAAATTTTGAATGATTACAATGTGGTGCAAATTGCATATGATCCATATCAAGCGCATTATTTGGCTCAACGTTTGGCCGATAAGGTTTGGTGTGAGCCATTCAATCAGCAATCACGAAGATTGGAAGCAGATGCCGCACTCCGGCAATTGATTATTTCAAGACGTTTGTATCACAATGGTGATCATGATGTATTGAGAAATCACATTATGAATGCAAACGCCAAAGTGGATGAATCCGGCCACAAACTGCGAATCGTGAAGCGTGATAGTAGTAAAAAAATTGATGCAGTGGTAGCATTAAGCATGGCTTGCCATGCATCATTAGGATTGAATTTATATTGATGGTGGTGGAACACAATGGAATTGTTATCATGGATAATATGGCATCGGCCACCGAGAGGAAAATATTATGACTGATGATGTGATGAAACGATCAGTGACTAAGGATGATAATCAAGCCGTGAAATCGGATGGTGGTTTCACCGTGGTTTTGGGGCCTTCATCGTGGGGACAATGGCTCGGATCCGGTGGATTATTGCAGGGTGTGGCCGGTGCAAATGGTTTGCCACCATATGGATCAAAAGCGGCCGATGCTATATTATCCGAATCCGTGATGATTGAAGATATGTGGGCTTCGGCCGTTTCAACTGCCATCAGTAAACAAACGGCTTTGGGATTCGAAATTGAGGACACTACCGAATCATCACGACGAATCAAACAAGCACAAGAATTGATGTTGAATTTTGATGGCAATTATACGGCCGGTTTGTCAAAAATTGTACGTGATTATCTCACCACGGATAATGGTGCATTTATTGAAATAGTCCGTTCATCATCGGCGGCCGGTAGCAAGGTTATCGGATTGATGCATTTGGATTCACTCCGATGTTATAGAACCGGTGATCCCAAATATCCATTAGTTTATATTGATTTAAAAGGATTTCATCACGTGATGAGAGCCGAAGACGTGTTGATGTTTGCTGATACTCCATCGGCACGTTCTCAACATTATGGTATGGGATATTCGGCGGCACGTAGGGCATTCAATACCATTTTGAAATTAACGGCCATTGAAACATTTGTGAGAGAAAAAATATCCGGTGCCAGAAATTTAGCCATTCATATTGTGAATGGGATTTCATCGGATCAATTAGGGCAAGCGTTGAATTCTTCGGCGGCCATGCAAGACCAAAAAGGATTTGTGGTATATCGTGGCTCAACCATCATTCCGATGATCCGCAATGAAACACCGAGTATTGCCACGATACCATTAGCAGAAATTCCGGATGGTTTTAACGCAGATAGTGAACGTGGAGATGCATATTTGCGTTATGCAAATGCATTAGGAATGTTTGTTGGTGAAATTCAACCGTTGAGTGGTCAAGGATTCGGCACCGGAACACAAAGTGTGGTGCTACAGGAAGCCGCTGAAGGCCGTGGTTTGGCATCGTTTCGAAAGCAATTTGCTTTGGCCATTACACATGATGTGATGCCGGATGCAGTCACATTTTATTTGGCACCATCGGATCAAAAAGATAAACGTGATCGTGCTGAAACGTTGCAAGCGTGGGCCTCGGCATTGAAACCGTTAATTGAATCACAGGTTATTTCATCGGTGCAAGGATTGAATGTGTTGGTGGATGAAGGATATTTGCCACGTGAATTTCTGGCCACTGATTCCACGGCCGGTGGTGTGGTCACAGATTCGGAAAATATCGAAAGTGCCACACAAGCAAACCAAATTGCTGAACGTGCTCAAATTGAGGCAAATGGCCAAACTCCGGCCGATGGCCAAATCACATCAACCGTGGAAGAAACCGAAAAAGCCATCATCAAATTGAAGCAAGCCACAATCATTGAAGCCAACATGATTGATGCACCACTGTTTGATAATGGAACACCACCGGCCGGCATTGAGCCAAATACCATGGTGATTGATGCATTGATTGATGAAGAATTTGCTAGTGCAATTCGATTGCTGGATAGGTTGACCAAATGAACGAATTAGAAAAATTGATTGCTCGGTTTGCTACATATATGGCAAACCGTTCGGCAAAATTGATCCGTGATGGTGTGGATAATGATGGAAACGTGATTGATCCGGATGCAGTCACCAAATGGTATGAAGACGCTAAGCGTGAAATTATTCGGTATCATACGGCATCCGGTTTGCTTGGATCCGGTGTGAGTGAATTAACACCACAATTGAGGGATATTCTCCGGTATGTGTTAAAAACACAAATGGCCTATTTTGATGGCTTTTATATTCAAGTCATGAATGAGCGCAAATTTTGGCGGCGTGAGGCGGCTCGTGCCGTATCATATGCAAACGGCATTAAGGTTCCGTATTGGGCAGGAAAAACCGAATTTCTGCCATTGCCGGCCATGCCGGCACAAGGAACGCAATGCCGAGGAAATTGCAAATGCAAATGGGATATACAAGTGATAGACCGGGATCGTGGTGATTATGACTGCTATTGGATTAGACATGCAACGGATTCATGCCAAACATGCATAGTGCGAGCACGTCGCTGGGCACCGTTCCGAATTAGAAATGGTGAGGTGCAAGTTGGGAATTAAAATGCAGGTTTCAATACCAGACAAATTGATTGATCCCAAAAAATTGATACGTGCACTTCGAAATGGTATGGCCGATGCCGCCGAAGATGTGGTGGTTGATTTCGAAACCACTACCGAAACGTGGAAACACAAACCGGCATTTAAAACCACGGAAATTTCGGCGGCCGAATGGATTATTTCCACCGATGATGCAATTTGGAGTATGTTGGATCAAGGCACCAAACCACATGTAATTAGGCCCAAACGTGCCAAACGGCTTCGGTTTCAGTGGGGAGGATTCGGCTCATACAAAGCAAAAACACGGCCGGGCTATTTGGGATCCAACAAGGGCGGCATCAAAGGGCCGATTGTATACCGTAAGCAGGTACGGCATCCCGGCACTGTGGCCAGAAAATGGACTACGGCCGCCGAAGAAAAATGGAATAAGGAATTAGGGGATATTGTTCAACGTGCCATCAATGCCGAATTGACTAAACCAAATTAGGAGGCCGATCATGCCGTTTCAATCACAACAGCAATGGAAATGGGCTTTTGCCACAAATCAAGATTTCGCTAAACGCTGGGCTAAGGAAACTCCCGGTGGTAAACGGAAATTTCTTAAATTGGCCAAAAAAGTTGGCTTCAAATCGGCCATTGATTCATATGCCGGCACCACGGCCACCATGAAAGCACCACGTGAATTTGTTCGGGATGATTCCGGCAAATTTTCCGAAAAGCCCGGTGGTGGATCGGATAAGGTAAGCCGTACAATTGAACAAGTTGGCCGGCAATCATCCGGTGGTGGTGGTTCCAAACGAACACCAAAAAAGACACAGGCTCAACGTGCCGCCGAACGTGCCACAAAAACACGTGATAATGCCATGACTGTTTTGGATCAAATCGGATTTGATGCATCCGATTATGAATTGCTTGATACCGATTCGGCACAAGACGCAAATGATCCCAGTGTTCAACGATTGTTGGATAAAGGTTTGATGGAACGTGTTGGTGATAAAATTTATGTATCACCACTAGGAAAAAATGTGATGTCTGCGGCCGGTGCCGGCAATGCCGATAAAGCACAACAAGCCATTGATAGGGCAAATGTGAAACGTGCCGAACGTGATGCCAAACAAGCCGAACGTGATGCCAAACAAGCCGAACGTGATGCCAAACAAGCCGAACGTGATGCCAAAAAGAAAAAGGGTGGTGGTGGATCCAAAAAACCGGCCAAACCGGCAAATGATAAACCGGCCAAACCGGCAAAATCCAACACGGCCAAAATCAAAAAGATTGATGGCCAAATTGCAAAATTGGAACGGCAATTAGAGCGTGAATCCGATGGTGCAAAAGCCACATCAATCAAAAATCAAATCAATAAATTACGTGGTACACGTGACAAATTGTCTACCACCAAATCGGTATACAAATCAACCGGCCATGTTCCACCGGCCGGAGTACGTGAGGCGGCCACACGTGGTTTGCAATTGCGTTCCGAATTTGGCCGTGGTGGTACGGCCGTAGGAATTGCAAGGGCACGTGATTTGAGCAACGGCAAACGGATTAGTGATTCAACCATCAAACGGATGAATTCATTTTTTGCTAGACATGCCGTGGATAAACGGCCGGGCTGGAGTGATCCGGCAAATCCCACAAATGGATATATAGCACATTTATTGTGGGGTGGTGATGCCGGTAAATCATGGGCTCGCAAAATCGGAAGACAATTAAAAATGGCCACGATGAAGGCCAGTGTTCCAACAAATCCGGATTTATGGAAACGTGCCGTGAATGCCGCCAAACGTCGCTATTCTGTTTATCCCTCACGGTATGCGAATTATTATGCATCTGCATGGTATGAAGCACGTGGTGGAAAATGGAAAAATAAAAAAGAATCATCAAATAATATGATGGTTTATAAATCACGTGAAGGACAATACCGCTGGGTGGCCATTTCGGCCACTGCGTTTCGTGATCGTGATAAGGAAATCATTTCAACCAAAGCACTTCGGAATGCCGTGGAAAAATCGGCCGAATCCGGAAATTTTGGCCCACTTCGATTTTGGCATGTTCCCGGCATGGAAATCGGATCAACAGATTTTCAAGCGTTATCCGATAACGGCCGATTTTTGATTGAATCCGGTTTAATATATGATAATGCCATCGGTGATGCATTGATGAAACGTGGCCATGGATGGCAAATGAGTATAGGATTTGTCAATAAATCAAATGAGCCTGATAATGATGGTGTGTATCATCACATCAACATTTTCGAACGTTCGATCACACCACCGGGAATGTCTGCAAATCCACTCACGGCAATTATGGTAGGTGAATAATGAGCGCAATATTTGGGCCTGATGAATATTTAAATATTCCCGGTGGTACGTATGATGCCACATTAACAAGTTATGAAATTGATGCCGTAGGCAAGGAATATGCTACGAGCATGAGCCGTTTGGTGCCAAATGGCCCTTTTGGGATTCGTGTTTGGATGAGAACAAGCCGTTCGGCTCCATGGGTGCAAATCATGTTCAAACAAGCATGCCACGGTGTGCTATGGTTGATTCGTGGCCGTTTATATTTCGTGTGGAATCAAAGCGGTGGCCGTGGTGCCGTGAAAACTGAAATTTTAAATTATGTGAATGTTCGGCCGAAATCATGATACAAAAAAGCCGTTCAATCAGAGAAGGTGAATTGAACGGCTTAGGGTATTGTAGCATATTTCATAATTGATTATGATTAAGGAGGATAGAATGTTGCTTGATCCGGTGAAACAAAAAGCCTTGGTGGATTTAGTTGGTCAGCCGGTTGCTGAACGGTTGATTGCAAACATTAAGGAATTTGATGAACAAGCCATTATTGCCGGCATGAAATTCAAATCTTTGGCGGCACCATCGGCCGAAGAAATTATGGCCATTCTATCAAATTGGCACGTGAAAGGAACGGATATGCCAAACGATGTGGAACAAACCACAAAAGCAATGGATGAGGAAACCACGGCCACGGATTCCATGGAAAAAAATGCAAAAGCAGAAACCGGCATGGATGAAGAAACCATGATGGTTGATGAATCCGAGGAAACCGGCATGGATGAGGAAGAAAATGATGATGATGTATCAATTCTTTCCGAATCGGATATTATGGCCATTGCCGATGCTGTTGCATCCAAAATTGTTGAATCCATGAAGGGCATGAATGGTGGTGGTGATTATGTGAAAACCGAAAAAGCGGCATCATCATTAGTCACCATTGCCGAGGCCCAAACTGAAGCATTGAGCCAAATGGTGAAGACAATCAAGGAAATCAATGTGCGCTTAGAAGCCATTGAAGCGGTTTCCGGAACGCCTTACCGGCCATCACAAGCAAGCAATAACGTGATCACACAAAAGGAAGTCCATCCAAATAAAGCCGAATTGCCGGCCGGATTAGACCCCAAATACCGTGATGCATATATGGCTTTGATGGATATGAATTTCATTCGTTAATAAGGAGATTTTGTGATGCCTCAGAACATTTCATCGGAAGACATGAAGGGTTTGGATAAGGAAATTAACGAACGGTATAAGGCCAGTTCAACGAATCCCGGCATTCCACCAACTGGGCCTAATGCATTGTTCAATTCGTATGGTATTGATCCACGTGTTGTTACCACGTATGTTCCACCAAAGGGTTTGGAAAGTTTCTTGGAATCGGCCGGCCACATTCAATCATCCATTTATGATGAGCCGGGATTTGAAATCATCACCGGCCAAACGGCATCAACCGGTGAGGAAGCCACGGCAAGTTGTGGTGATGATGCACCGGTGGCCGGGGATTTGAAAGTTTGTAATCAATACTACAAATTCGGCCAAATGATTATGAATTCAAAATCCGTTGATGTGAAGCAACTTGGAAAATTCACAAATCGAAGTCAACCGATGGATATGACTTTGGTGAACGATCCATTTAGCACACAGGATCCGGTAAAGGCGGTTCCTTTGTCACCGGAACAGATGTTCATGTCTGCCGTGGCCAAAGCATCGGTGGAAATGATGAATTCATTTTCCACACGATATGCCAAACTCATTTTTTCCGGCAATCCAGCCAACACGGCCGGGAGCACCGGATATAAGGAATTTAAGGGTTTGGATTTGTTGATTAACACCGGCTACACGGATGTTGAAACCGGTTTGGCTTGTCCGGCCGCCGATTCACTTGTGTTGGATGCAAATTCGGCCATTGTGCAAAATAATGCCGGCACGTTCGTTCGCAACATTGTAGAAATGTATCGCTCACGGCAAAAATTAGCCAGTGATATTGCATTCAATGGTGTGGAATGGGCTTTTGTAATGCGCTACGGTTTGTTCCTTGCGCTTACCGATGTATGGCCATGTGCATACTACACTTATCGCTGTTATAATGCCGCTCCCGGTGGCAGTATTACCGCTACCGTTGATACACGTGATCAAGTGGCACTCCGTGATGATATGCGCCGAGGTTCGTATTTGTTGATTGATGGCCAGCCGGTACGTGTGATTGTTGATAATACCATTGCTGAGGTTGATTACAAGAACGGCAATTTCGAAAGCAATTTGTATTTGGTGCCGTTGAAGGATCCGGCTATGGGTCAATTGCTTTACATGGATTATTTCAATTATGCAAATCAATTTGGTGTGGCCGGTGGTTTCGATGGTTTCAACGGAATGTTCGGCAATGGTATGCGTTTCCGAATTTCACGTGATGGCCGCTACTTCTTCACACAACTTCCAAATGCCGGCACGTGCCAACAAGTGCAAGTGGCTACTAGCAAGCGTGTGATTTTGTTGACTCCATTTTTGGCGGCACGTTTGGATAATGTGCAGTATTCGGTATACATTCATGAGCGTGATCCATTCCCGGGTGAATCATCGTTCTTCGTGAATGGTGGTGCAACGTCATTCCCCGGAACGTTTCCGGCTTAATCGGTAAACCATAGAAAGGAGTGCCGGAGGAGCGATCCGGCACAATGTCTATGAATCCATTAGTCACAATTGTTATACCGTGCGGCGGCTCACATCATCAATATGTTGGTGTGGCCGTCGCTTCGTGTCTATGGCAAACATACAAAAACATTGAAATCATTGTGGTGAATGATGGCCCTAACGAATTGCCAACATATGCCGATCCACGAGTGATTGTAATCAAAAGCCCAAATTTCAATAAATCGAATCCGGTAGGCAATCGGCCGGCAGTGGCACGAAATACCGGTTTGCACCATGCCACCGGTGAATTTGTGGTGTTTCTGGATGCCGATGATTATTTGTTGAGGCCGGCCATAGAATTATTACTCCGTGGCCATGCATCACATGATAAAGCGTATACATACAGTAGCCATTATGCCGGCACCAGACATCAACGGCCACCGGATTATGATCAATTGAAATATGCAAAATTCAATTTGCATCCTATCACGGCATTGATTCCACGGCAAAAAGCAATTGATGTTGGTGGTTTTGATGAGGAAGCACCGGGCTGGGAAGATTGGACTTTTTATCTTCGAATGGCCATGGCCGGCCATTGTGGCCATTACTACCGTGGGCCTATATTTGTGTATCGTGTGGAACATTCCATAGTGCATCATGCAGATGTGGCCGGTGGTCAAGAATTGATGGATCGTGTTATCAAACCATATTTGAATGAACATGGAGGGATTACAATGGGCTGTTGTGGATCGGTGCCAAAGAATTCAATTAAGGCCGTAGTGGCTACATTAGGGGAGGTTCCAACAATGGATGGTATGCAAACACTCGAATATATCGGTGCACAAAAAGGTTCATTCATCATCAAACATCCGGTAAGTCAACGTGTATACCGTGCCGGTGGCAGTTCCACGGCTCGTTATATCACCGTACCACCGGAGGATGTGGCATATATGTTGCAATTGCCATTTCGGATCGTGATGCCTGAAACCAAATATGAAACGGCACCGGCACCGGCCGAAATTGCGGAAATCATTGAGCCATCAAATGATGTGGCTGTGGAAACCGTTGAAACATCACCGATTGAACAAACCGAACGTGTAAGCCGTGCCGGCCGGCCAAAGAAAGCAAATTGATGTATGCCGTTCTACCGTGCCATAAACGATTGAACACCACCGTTGAATTGATTCCACGATTGATTCAAACGGCCGGCATGAAAATCAACGTGATTGCCGTAAGTGGCCAAGAATCGGCCGATGTGGTTAGGGCGGCCACATCGGCCGGAGCACGTGGAATGATTGCCGTGAATGAACGGTTGTCTTACTGGCAAGCCATGGATTTAGCAACGAAGGATTTGCCTGATTCTGCCATCGTGGCAAATGTCGCAAATGATGTATTGCCGGTGCATCGGTGGTGGCATCATGCATATGAATCACTGGCCGCCGATCAATTTGCCGGTGTTGTTGGTTTTAATGGTGATGGTCATTATTTATTGCATGCTTGTCATTTCATGACTACCATGCAATTCATTCGTTCCCTTGGTGGCTGGCCGATATGGTACCGGCATAATTTCGGTGATACAGAAATTTGCTACCGTGCCGTGGAACAAAAAAAATTCTTCAAACATCCATGGGCTATTTTGTATCATAATCATCCAGTTATGGGAAAGCCGGTTGATGATGCACATCACGATATACCACCATCGGATCATGATCAAAAATTGTTTGCATACCGGAAGGAAAATAAATGGACTGGATTTCTGTAATTTGTGTTTGGCTGATAATATATCGTATATCTACGGATGTGGCTTGGATGGATGGCCCTTTTGATTTGTTTGCTCATTTCCGTGGCCGGATCGTTCAAAAATTCGGTAGCAATCACTGGATTTCACATGGTGTGATGTGTCCGGTATGCATTTCATTTTGGGTGAGCATCATCATTGCAATTGCGTTGATGGAGTGGCGAATTTTGGCCGGTGCCGGATTTGTCACATTAGCCATAAGGAGAGAAACATGACTTTGACGTTGAACAAATGGCTTCAATATATGCAATTTCATCCATGGTTTTCTATGCAATTGGCCACGGCCGGTGCAAATTCATTGATGCCGATTCGCAGTTCATGTAATGGCCTCATTTACGAATATACATGGCAAGATGCCGATCAAGCCGGCCGGTATGATATTCGAAAAGCCATTGAATATGCCGAAGAACAATGGAATCAAAATGCCGGATTCCCGGCACGGCCTACATTTAAAACCGCTACCATTCCATGGCCATCCATGGGAAATAAAACACTTACGAATTACACGGCCACCGATATGCTCGGCCACTGGCAATCATTACAATTGCCGGATGGTCACATCTCACAAATTGGCTATGAACACATCACGGCACCAGATACACAAACCATCACGTATTTAGATATTGATAACGATGGATTGTTTGAAACGGCACGTGTGGTGGCCACGGTTCCGGCCGGTACCATTGAATCAGAATTGTATATTTCGTTCGTTGCGAATGATGTATTATATCCGGATGTTCCACCGGTTCCGATCCGTAGTGCGGCAATTGCCGGCACCACGGCCACCATATTGATTGATACATACAATTTGGTACGGCCTATTTTGTATACCACGCCAAACACCACGGCATTGAATCCGTTATTGATTCCACCATCTGCCGGCAGTCCGTTTGCATCAACCATCAATGTTTCACGAAGATTTTGTGATCCAAACGGCACCACGATTGAAACGGCACAAGCCGTGCTAATATGGGAATCGTTGCCGGCTCCGTCTTGGGCCTCATTCACAAATGCACCGGATCCGGCCGGTTTGTCATATGCAATTGCTCGTGTTGGCATTCGTGATGGTGTGGCCGGGATTGTGTATGGTGGTCAATCGGTATATGATAGTACTAACGGTACATGGTCTGGTTTTGTAAACTTCAGCAATTGCAAACCGCCTGATCGTATAATAATCCGGTATATGGCCGGCCGGGAAAATCCTCAAATTGATATGGCAATTGCTCAATTATCGGCGGCAAATTTAGCGAGGCCGGTATGTGCTTGCCAGTCCGCAAATAAGGAATTATTTGCTTATCAATCGGATTTGTCTAGAGTTGGTGGTACGAATGAATTGTATTCCGTGCCGGCAGATATTGTGAATCCGTTTGGTAGCAGACGTGGCCATGTATATGCTTGGCGAACATTACAAAATCTTCGTGTGCTACGTGGATTTATTGCATAGGAGGAAATGCAAATGGCTTCGATTGATCGAACGGAAATTTTTACACAACAGCAAACACGGTTGTTTATTCAACCGGAAGGTGTTGGCTCACAACCAAAAATGTTTGGGCTTGATACGCAATACGGCCACATTGAAGGTGCTTCCATGGCGCAAGCGGTAGGCTCAATTGATCCGATTTGGCAACCGGATCCACGCCGAGCACGTAAATACCGGCTTGTTGGTACGCAGTCATCACCACCGGAATTGCCTACCGTTTCACTCACATTTCATGAGAAAATGGGTGGCATTCCATGGCAATTGAAGACCCAAAATTGTGAATTCAATTTGTATGAATTGCATGGCCAGTGCCGAGATTTGAGTGACTTCAATCGTGGATGGACTGGATATGTGAACATTTATTCCGGATTCCGTTTGGCTGGGCCTGTTGATTTAGGCACTCGCACATCGGCCGAAGGTGATGAAGCATTAACGGATTCGGTTGAAGCCACCGGTGATGTGATTTATCCGGCCGGTGAAATGTCATTTGGTGAGGAAGCATCAACGGATATTGTGGCCGATGTGTTAGACGTGGTATATGGCACGGCCATTCATTGCAAAGCGTGTGGAGCGGCTAACGATGGATCAAAATTCATTTATGCCATTACACGTGCAAATGTGGCCTCACCATCATCACCGGCACAGGTTATTTATTCAACAAATGGTGGTGTATCGTGGAACACATCAACCATCACCGGAATTGGTACCACGGCCGAGCCACGATACATTGATATTGTGAACAATATTTTGTTTGTTGGCACCGATGCAACAAGTTTGTTTTATACCGTGCTCAATCCAGACACCGGCATTCCTACCACGTGGCAATCAGTCACATTGCCGGTAGCAATGCGTGATGTTTGGGTGGCATCACCATCGGCAATTTGGTTTGTTGGTGGAACGGCCGTTTATAAGACGCAAGATGTCACGATGCCACCGGCCTTGGTGGATAATGGTGGTAGTGATACTTTGCTCCGAATTCATGGCAACGATGCCGGCATCATTGTTGCAGTTGGCCATAATGGATTGATCCGATATAGCCGAAATGGTGGTATTTCATGGATCACCGGCACGGCACCGGCCGCCTCAAATTTGCGAGCCGTTCAAATTGCGGATGATCGGTTGTGGTATGTTGGTGCATTGAATGGCAATTTGTACAAATCCATTGATTTTGGTGCATCATGGACTACCGTAGATTTTCCCGGTGCCGGTACCGGTGCAATTCATGATGTGGTAGCGGCCACACGTGAAATCATTTGGGTGGCATTCGTGGCCTCATCTATTGGTCAATTGGTCACTACGATTGATGGTGGATATTCGTGGATCGGTGCAAATGGTGGTGGCCCTCGTATTTTGAATTGGCCTACCATTTCAAATGTTCATCGTTTGGCCGCTCCGGTTTATGCATCACATGATGTTGCCGCAAATAATTTGTGTGTGGCCGGCACGGCCGTAGGTGGTGCCGATGGTGTGTTGTTGACTGCATCGGCAAACGTGATTTGATTCACTGCGGTTGGCTACCTAGACGTAGGGAAAAGGTCTCGCTCCGGCCCTGCCAGCCGCACTATGGAGCATTTTTTTACATGATGAGGAGCAAATTATGAGTGTTCAAATCACATTGCCGGTATCAAATCACACCATCCGAATCAATCGGCTACGGTATGAAATGATGTTGCAAACACGCCAAATTGCCGAGGAAGAATTAGCGAATAAAAAGCCGGTTCCACCAAAGCAAAAAATTGTTGTTGCAAGTGGTGATGAACAAGAAGTTGAAAATGCCACACATCCGGATTTCATTAAACAAATGGAAATTTGGAATATTGGCGTTTCCACATTAGCAAGCATCAAACTGGCCGAATTGATGGCCACATTAGGCATTGCTGATAATGCACCGGATAACATTCACGAATTGATGGAACAATACAAACGTGCCGGATTGCCGGTGAATGATAATCCAAAAGTTTTCTGGATGATGATGGTTCTTGCTCCGGCTGATGATGATTTCAAATTTTTGATGTTTGAATTATTCGGCCGATCCATGCCACAAGAAAGGCAGGTGGCCTTTTGGCGTGAAATGTTTCGGAGCAACATTCCGGGGAAAGTCAATCTGGAATTACCAAACACCGAACGGTAAATTTCGGTATGATCGAATGCTCCATTTTCGTGAGGCGGCACGATGGGCTAATTATTCATGGACTGAATTTTGTGAATTATCCACGGATGATCAAGCGGCCGTAATTGCTCATTATGAAACCATCAGGAAAATTGAAGCAATTGAGGTGCATGAACAAAATAAGGATATGAAACGAAATATGAAGAAACGGAGATAATGCCATGGCCATGACTGAAGCCGGTATTAAATTGATTGCCGAAGGCGTTGATGCATACATCAATTCGATGAATCAAGCCAACAATGCCACACAGAATTTTGCTCGTGATACCACGGCCACGGCCGGAACATTTTCAAATTGGTCTTCCGTGGTACGTGGTGCATTTGAAAAAGTTGGTGGTTTAGTCACCGAGCAATTATTTAATGCCGGATCGGCCTTGGTAGGATTCGTGGCACAAGCACCGGGCTTGGCCGGTGATTTCGAAGCATCAGTAAATCGGTTTGCGGCGGCCGGTTCTATCCCGGCCGAATCCGTGAAAGAATTTGAAAGTTTATTCATTACACTTGGTAAGGAATTGCCGGTTTCCACCATGGAGACCGTGGATGCCGCTACCGAATTGGTGAAGGGTGGTATTGATCCGGCCGTAATTGCGGCCGGTGGTTTGAAGGATTCATTAAATTTTGCTTCGGCGGCCGGGCTTGGTTTGGAACAAACGGCCACGATTGTAGCCAAACAATTAGGGCAATTTGTGCCGGTATCGGCCGATGTTGCCACAAAAACCGAATTCATGGCTACATCAATGGATTTAATGACAAAGGTAGCCGGTGCATCAACTTTGGATGTGGCCGATTTGGCAGACGGCATGTCTGAAGCCGGTGGTGTTGCTAACGCAATTGGTTTGTCATATGAAGATTTAGTCACCACCATGGGTGCCATTTCACCGGCATTCGGTTCGGCATCGGAGGCCGGAAATTCACTCAAAAACATGCTTACACGGCTTCAACCAGCCAGCAAACCGGCATTCGAAGCCATGCAAGAATTAGGGTTGATTGCTCCTGATACCGGTGCCATGATGGATTTTTTAGCACAATCCGGCATCAAACCATTAGGAAGTGATTTCGAAACGTTAGACGGCCAAATCCGAACATATTTGAAAACACAAAAAGGTTTGAAGGATTCGGAAATCGAATCAGCCATGAGCAATCTCACATCAAATGCATTTTTCGCAAATGGTGAATTGTTGGATATGCAAGAAATTGTGGGAGTGTTGGAAACAGCCACAAAAGATTTAACGGATGAACAAAAAATCAATTATCTTCAAACCATATTTGGTGCCGAAGCCATGAACACCGTGGTTGCTTTGGCCGATATGGGAGTAGAAGGATATGATGCATTTGCCGAATCAATGGCCAAAGCAAACGGAGTCACGGAACAAGCCGAAGCCGTAAATAAGGGCTACAATTTTGCAATGTCAAATTTGCAAGGTTCGTTAGAAGCATTTCAATTGATCATCGGCGGCCCTATGAGGGATGCCATGGCACCATATATTTTGATGGTAAATGAAGCCGTGGGAGTGGCCACCACATTAGCCGAAGCACTCATGGGAAATCAAGAATCATTTGCGGCATTGCCGGAGCCGATCAAACAAGTCATCGGATATTTTCAAAATCTTGGTGAAACCACCGATACATTGATGATGATTTATTATGAATTGATGTGGCAATTACAACCGGTGTTCGAAATGATTAAATCAAATTTCATGGCCGTGGGAAATTTGTTGGTGGAATTTTTCACCGGTGAATCATTCAACATGATTGTTTCATCAGTCATGCAAATTGTATTTGCAGTCACTGATATTTTGAGCAATATGGCCACGGTGATTCAACCGATCATTCAACGTGCCACGGAAATCATAGGCGTGATGTTGGATTCCTTGGGGCCTATCGTTGATGCCATTGTGAACACGTTTGCAAGCCCGGTGGTGGTTGAGGCCATCAATTCAATTGTGAATTTATTAGGTGCCGTGGTATCGCTGGGCCTCGAATTGGTATTGTTGGCATGGAATGATTTGGTAAATGATTTCAATGCATTATGGCCTACCATTGACTGGGTGATACAAGCAATAGGTACCGTGATTTCAACGGTATTGCCGTTTGTGACTGCCATCATTGAAGGTTTGGTGAATTATTTACGTGGTGACACTACAAACGCTTTTGCCACATTAGAAACATTAGTGGCCGAAACGTGGGATAATATCGTCTTATCCATCACCGGTGCCATATCATCGGCCATTGTTGCCGTTTCCGAATTTATCGGTGATGTGAAATCGGAATTTGATTCTATTTTGACTGCGGCCAAACAATATGGTGTTGATTTGATTCAAGGGTTTATCAATGGCATTTCATCCATGATCGGAAGCGTGATGAAGACCGTAGAAAACATGATCAATGAAGTCAAAAAGAAATTTGATGTGGGATTTGATTTTGGATCACCATCAAAGGATATGATGAAAATGGGAAAATGGATAGGTGAAGGCCTATCAATCGGTATGGATAAATCGGCATATGATGTGCTGAAATCATCAAATGATTTGGTTTCGGCCGCAAGATTGCCATTTGCACAAATGGCCGGTGGTTTGAATCAATCGGTGGTGAATAATTATAATTTGGGTGTGAACACCACGGCTTCACCAACTGTGGTTATGCGTTCATATGATTTGATGAAGGGGTCTATCTAATGCGAACATTGAATAATATTCCGGATGCATCAACCGGCAGTTTTTACAATCCGTGTTCCGGTGCATTATCAATTGTGATGCCACAAGAAGCAATCAATCAAATCATGAATCCATCGTTTGAATTGTACAATGATGTATATGGCATACCATTTGCAAATTGGCAAATCACACACCGATTTAGCGGAAGCAATACCACCATCACAGATATTAGTGGTTATATTGTTTCCGGTGAAAATGTGTGGTCTGGTGCAAATTCGGTATATACCGGAAATTTTCCAAATTATGATTTTATCACTTTACGGTATAACAATTTATCCATTCAATCCGGCTCATATTATGCATGGTCTTTTTATATTTTTGGTGCACAAGGATCCCACGGCCGTGAATATACGGCAAACATTGCGGCATCCGGCACCACAATAGCGTTTAAACGATTCAACATTATCGAAGGTCAATGGCAACGAATCGAAGTGGTAGGCCGTTCAACCATTACATCAACGGTGGCCACGGTGGCCATTTCTAAACAACCGATCGGTTCAGATTATGCCGGTAGTGATGTTTATATTGATGCTTGTCAATTTGAAAAAATCACCGTGGATGATGCAGACATCGGAATGCCAGCATTTGGCATCGGTGCCACCACATATTTTGATGGTGATACAAATGGATTTATAGACGATGCCACCGGCATATTCGAATTTGCTTGGCAAGGTCAACCACACCGATCCATGTCTACACGTTCCGGCATGACTGCGGCCGGTGGCAAAATTTACAATTTACAAGATGAATTTGGTTTGGAAATCATCGGTATTGCCGAAGCCGGCATAAATCAACCACAAGTTCAAACGCTTACATTCAATTCTCAGGATGGAGGTTCATTGCAAGATATAATCAATCCAGTGAGAACCATCACGTTAATTGGCCAAATCCACGGATTAGACAAAATTGATTTATCACGGAAAATTCAACGGCTCACGGCATTATTAAGCCGTGATTTGGTGCCATACCGGCAAGACCGAAAATTTTTATTTCAGCATTTGGATGGCCGGGATCCGGTAGGCGTTCCATTATCATTTAGTGGATCATTTGCCGGTGGCCTCAATGTGATGGTGACTGATACATTATCGGTGAATGTGGATATTTCCATATTGATGCATGATCCCTATTTTTATGGCCATGATGAAGCCGTAAAATTGGAATTGCCGCAATTTGTCTATAATCGAATATATAAAATTTCGCAATTCGGCACGGATTCGGCTACCACCATCATGCAAGAAATTGCCGATGGATTAAACGGATCAGTTAATACCATTGCACAAGCACCAGACGGCCGGTTGTGGATCGGTGGATCATTCACGGCCACATTAAGCGGAACATCATTGCCATATATTTGTATATACAATCCGGCCACAAATGCATTTTCACCGGTTCCCGGTGGCACGTTGAATGGTGCCGTAAATACCATCAAATTTGCGCCAAATGGAGTGGCATGGATCGGCGGCAGTTTCACCGGTACCATGGGAAATTATTTCACCGGCCATAATGGATTGGCATATGTGAATGTGGGAAATTTTAATAATATAGTATTTGATATGGCTATTGTATCATTTGGAAATGAATATAATTTGTATGTTGTTGGTCAATTTACCACGGCACCATCAGGAACGGCACTCCGAATAGCCAAATATGCATCAAATTCCGGTTTGTGGTCTGCATTTTCAACGGATAACGGATTCAACAATATTGTATATTCGATTGTGTATAATCCACGAATTGATGTTTTATATGTTGGTGGTTCATTCATTCGCACAAATGCAAGCACGGTATTATGCACACGTGTAGCACAAATTGGTCAATCATCCGGTATTACATCAACCGTAGGCACCGGCATTCCGGATGGATTAGTCACCAAATTATATGTGGATGATGATGGAACATTAGTTATTGGTGGTGCATTCGGTACAACATTTATAAATTTGGCTTATTTTTCAAATGGTGTGATTCGGCAATGGCCGGCAAATTATCAAACAGCGGCGGCAACATTTCCACCATTGAATTCAATATTTAAATATAAGGATGGAATATTTGCCGGCTTTGGCCGTTCAATCCTCAATACATCCGTTATTGCCACACCACCATTTAAGACCGATTTGCCATCCTTGGGATATTGGAACGGAACGGCTTTGAGTGGATCGGCATGGATTCCGATTGCTAATGGTTCGTATTTTAGATATTGTGGATTTGTATTGCCAAATGGAGATTTGTATGTTGGTACCATTGATAATGATAGCGATTATTCGGCCGTGATCACTCATGGCCGCAATACATCAACGGTGCAATCATATCCAACAATTCGAATGCAAAATGTTAGTACACAAAATCAAGTAAATGCCATTCTCAATGTTCGTGATGATAAAATCATGATGTTCAATGATCGTATGGATTATGATGGCTCATCCGTGATTGATCGTGATTTTGTGTTCGGTGATATTATCACCATCAAACCAAAATATTCAACGGTACGTTCATTGCAATCCGGGAATTTGATTCGTGTGGTAAATGTGGCCGGTGCATTTAGTGATTTTGTACTTCGGCCGGGAAATGTGGATTTGAGTTTGCTTATCAATTCATACACTGGTGATACCACATATAACATTGAAGTATATTGGCCTCAAACGTTTCAAACGTTATTTGATGGAGTGTATAAATCATGATCCGATACCAAATCCGAATTTGTGATGATGCCGGCATAACGCAAGCCATACCACGTGATTTCCGATCATGCCGGTATACACTTCGGGCTGATGGTGAAATCGGTGCATGTGAATTGGTATTACCAAGAACCAAATACGAAGATTTGGCAAATTCATCGAATCCAGATTACAGGATTCAAATTTGGCGTTCCATCAATGGTGGAAATTATCGGCTTGATGGCCACACGGAATATTTTGCATTGCAATGGAACACCACCGATGATGCCATCACGATCACGGCACCATCAATTCAACATTTGATGACTCGGCGAATAAATGCGTTCTATGCCGGCTATCAAGATTTTGTCACTCGTGTTGGTGCCATATATTCAGGCCCAGTCACAACTATTATGTATGATGTTATAAACGCAAATTTCGGTATTGGCATGACTGATCCAAACCGTGATGTAATCGGCATACTTACGCCAACCCTTGCCATCAACGGCCCTACCGCTTTGGGGCCTTCGTTGAACATTGCGGCCACACGTGAAAATGTGTTTGATATTATGAAAAAATTGATGGATGCATCATGGCAACAAGGCCGGTGGTCTGTGGGATTGATTTCTAGCAATGGTGAAACGTGGAATTTTGATGCATATGTTGATTTTGCCGGTGTGGATCGGCGTTCATCGTTGATATTATCACCGGAGGCCAAAAACATACAAAATGCCGTATTGAATATCAATTCCATTGATGAAAAATCGGCCATCATCGGTGCCGGCCGTGGTACCGGCCAAGCACGATTTATTCGAATTGCTCAAAGTGCGGCCGTGATTGCCAAATCGTTATATGGTTATAAGGAAGGATTTGTAGAAAATACGAATGCTCGCAATAATCAAATCATAAATACGGCACGTGCCGAATTACGCAAAAAAAGAACCACGGTGGAATTCACATGTGATTTAACACAAACACAAGGCACCATCCGAGGAATTCATTATGATATTGGTGATTATCTCCGTGTTCGTTATTTAGGTAAACGGTATGATATGCGCTTAGATGTGGTGGAAATTTCTTTGGATGCAAACAATTCGGTGGAAACTGCGAGGTTGACTAGTGAATAATCGAATGATCCGTGATATTGTGAATTTGCAACGTGATGTTGCAAACATCAATGATGAAATACCGGATGGAACACTAACATTGCGGCGAACGGCTGTGCTGGCCATCACCACGGCCGGAACGTTGATTACATGGCAATCACGAGTGAGAGGCCAAGGGATCACATGGTCAGGCACTACAATCACCATACCGGCACCGGGATATTATTTGATAAATTGTAGCGCATTCATGGCCACGGCCGGTTTGCTCCGAATGAATTTATTTGTGAATGGTGTGAATGTGCATCCATTTTCATCATTTAGTAACGCTTTAGGTGGAATCACAAATATTCATGTTGGAACAGTGATGAGATATTTCAATCGGAGTGATTCCATACAAATTCAATTATTACCATCTGTAAATTCGAACATCAACGTAATTGCCGAAGGTGTGGCCGGTGAATCACCATTTGTGCATATTGTTCAATTAACGAATGAGGCCGAAGTATGATTATTTATTTGATTTATGATCACATCAATTTGCAAACATTGTATGTGAATGAATATGGTGATTATTTCACCGATGTTCCACCGGATTCCATCATCATTGAATCACCATCTATTGATGATGCCATGCAAAATGTTCGGCAATACCGGAATTCATTATTATTTGCATGTGACTGGACTATGTTGCCGGATGCACCGATTACTACACAAGAATTGGCCATGTGGAAACAATACCGGCAAAATCTCCGGGATTTGCCGGCAAATTTGGTATGGAATTCCACCACATGGCCAAATCCACCAGAGCCACAAAAATTCATTCCGGATATTTCACCGGCACCGGAATCATGATTGATTTCGAGCCAAAATCTCACGATATGATGTGGTAGCAATCCAAGCACGTTTGGAATTGTTCAACCGATCAATGATCCGTGGATTGTACCGTAATTCAGGAACATCAAGATTTGATGTGAACACGGTAGGCAAATCAACACGGCAATTGATCAACCGAAACACCACGGAATCAACATATTCGGATTTGGATTCGGATCCTATATCATCGAAAATCACCACATCGGCTTTGGTCAATAATTGGTATACCGTTTCAATGGTGCCATTCTTCATGGCATCCCTCATATAATCCACCATGGCCGGCATGGAACGATAAATAACCTCATGGCCGTTCGATGATAACGTGTTGGCTATTGCGGCCGCAATGTGAGATTTACCACATCCCGGAGTGCCGTGAATGTAAATCCATCCGGCCGGATGATTAGCCCATGAAACGGCTTTTTGATATGCCACCTTCACCATTTGCTTTTGAAATGATTCCGGTGCATCGGTGGTGGCCGTGTATGGCCGTTCCAAATCGAAATTTTCAAATGTTTTATGCGAAAGAATTTGCAATTCTTGATTCAACCGCTTTTGTGCTGGGCTTTGGCCGGCATAGCCACAATTACATTTTGTCAATTCCCGGCCGTACATATACCAGCCGGCATCATTGCATTGAACACAAACACCGGTAGGTTGTGGGATCACACCACGTTGAACACGGCCGGCACGAATGGCATTATACCGCTCACGCCAGTACGCAGATGAGGCCTGAAACCGCTCCCGGTTTGTCATTTGGGGATGTGTAATGCCGATCATATCCAAATCAGTCATGAAGCGTTTCATGTCTTCGGATATATTCGTCAATGGAAACTTCTTGCCATCGGCCGTTGATGAGTTCTTTGTGTGTGGTGCCGAATCCGGATTGAATTGGTTGTGATTGTGTTCCATGGTGCACTTCCTTCTCTGGTGCAAATCGTGTGTAATAATTCAACATGCCATCAATATTTTGTGGCCGATAACCTTTGGCGATCCATGATTGAAGCACTTCACGCCATCGGGTTTCATCAGTCACCGTATTGATAATACCATCCCTTGCGGCAAATGGTGGTGTTAATCGTGCTATTTCACGATAACATTTGATTTGCCATGAATCCAAACGTGGATCACGTGCCATCGGTTGAACGGTAGCACCATCGGTGCTTGCACCGGTGGTGGTATCGTTATTTGTTTTCTTTTTTGTTTTCTTTATATATTTATTTTGTGTGTTCAAATTTTGAAGGGGTGGTGGTTCAAAATTTGCACCACCACCACGTTCAATATTTGAATCACCACGTTCAATATTTGATGCATCATTGTGTTCAATATTTGCACTACCGTGTTCAATATTTGAATCACCATGTTCAAAATTTGAACTACCATGTTCAAAATTTGAAATGGTATATTCATAGCAATCATTGCCGTTTGCCGTCTTGATTTGGCGTGAAATCACACCGGCATCAATCAATGATTGAATGCCTTTGGTGATCGTGTTCCGTGCCATTCCAGTCAGCCGTACAAATTGGCTGATGGATATAACATCGGCCGGCCGATTCCATCCTATCGTTTGCCGAACGATCACCAAATAAACCGGCACGGCCGATGGTGGAACGGTGGCCATAATTTCATCTATGAATTTATTGCCGATCCGTGTATATCCCATGATTGCTTTCTCCGGTTTGTTCATGCAAATCAAGACCCTTAACGAGCAACAAATTTACCATTTGGTTCCGGCTGAAGTATGGAATCATTTCACGGAATTTTTCCGTTTGTTCATCAATCCGTTTCAATGTTTCGGCATCAATTCGGATGTTGATCACCACCGGTTGTGGTTTATCCATTAAATCCACCTTTCGTTCCTTTGTCATAATCGTATGCACTCCATTCATTCACCACGCTAGACCATTTATCGGCATGATTGCGGCAATAATCATTCAATGTGTATGGAACATCATAATGCTTGCAAATATGCCATGCCGCCACTTCGAAAAAATCATGCACCACGATCACAAACCATGATTGTTTGATCAACATTTGGCAAAATGCCGCTTGTGGTTGTGTGAGTTTGTTGCTCGAAACCTTCAATTCAATGGCCATGCCATTATATTTGATGGTGCCATCATCGTTCAAAATCGGCATAGGAACGATTACATCAGGGCATCCGGGCCTTACGCCTTCACGCTTCAACCGTTCGGCCGTTGCTATGTGCCGGTGGCCACCATTTGCCGGATGAAATATGGTCTTCATCCATGCAAATTTTGCCGTTCGTGCCGTTTGGTCAATCCATGCAAACAAATGTTGTTGCATGGCCGATTCATTCCACGCTACTTTTGCCATCGTCTACCACCGGCATTCCGAATGGCCACGGCCACCATTAACACAACTGCACCACTCACGATCCCGGCCACAAATCCACCAAATGCAATCAATACATCACGAATCATACACGTTCCTTTCTATGAATTCGCCAAATACATCATACCACATTTATTCGATGATTGTATACATATGATGTTGACCAGAAATAAATATGGTGTTATCATGCCATCATCGTATAGAAAGGAGGTGAATCATGCCATACCGGATCGAATTGCACCGAACACACGAAATCATTGATAATGCCGGCAAGTCCACACAGCGTGCCATCATGGCAATCAATGATATTGCTCGAAGCAAAAATCTTCGTGTTTCGGTGGTGGTTCAGGTTTCACCATCGGCAAACATCAATGATGATTGTGCATACAAATTCATTGATGGATCGTGGATGCAAATTGGCCGATTTGTTCAGCCACAAAAAATGCCACTGGCCATCATCAATTTATATGCCATCATTCGGAACATTGAGGATTCGTACAAAGGATTATGAATGCCGCCAGAATTAGACATCGAAATACAACAAGCCGAAATAGAATTGAAATGGATCCGTGAAAATCCGGATTATTTCCGTTCAATCGGTTTGGATGTGTTCCGAAAAGAAATGGAAGTTTGGCAACGATTAGGGTATTTGTATCGGCTCCGAAGATTTCGAGCCACTGAACATGGCAATGCACAGGAGGAATGAAATGAACTGGGATTCGGCATTCGGTGATTTTTCAATCATCATGATCACAACCGGTGTGTTCATCGTTATCACGTTGATTTTGGCCAAAATCAAAGGAGAAATATAATGGATTTTTGGATGTTATTATTTGGCGTGTTGGTGTTGGTGGCTTCAATTGGTACCGTGCTCATACCATGGCACCACGAAACCAAAAAGCGGTATGCTGACTGGCATCATCGTTGCATGATGGATCAATATTGGTTAGGTTGGAACGATGCCATTGAAGCCATAAACAAGCAAGGAAACAATGATGAGCAACGAAGTTAAAATGGTACAAATGGAATATCGTGCCGCAAAGGAAACATTGAACACGATTGAATCAAACCGGATCCGAGCCGAAGCACGGAATGATTTTGCCATCGTTCGAGCATATGACAAATTGATTGTGGAACAAAAATTGTTGGTGGCCAAAATCGAACGGAGATTGTTCAAAGCCATGGCCGATGAATTGAAATAATAACGATGCATCATGATGCCGGCCGGATTCAATTGGATCCGGCCGGTTTCATATTTGAAATTGCCGGAATATTGCTTCATATTCATCAGAAATCAGTTTGCAAACATGATATATTTGATATATAATATGTATTGTAATCGTTTGATACAGAGAGGGAACGGCAATGGATAAGGTAAACATCAAAAACCACACCACCGGTGAGCAAATCCAAATGGAATTCGCCGCAATGAATCAGCCATCAGATGTGGCCGATGCATTCGGCATCAAACATGTTTCAATCGGCAAAGTTGGCCGGATGCTCACCATCATTGATGAAAATGGCTGGAAGTTCATGGTTGAAATTTATGCACCATATGAAGCCCCAAAAACCACCGATGGTAAGAAATCAATCACCGTGGTGGTAAATGGCCAAAATGCATCAATCACACATGCAGTGAAGAACGGCCGTGTTTATGGCAATATGTATCAAATCCGGGATATGATCACGAAAGCCACCAGCAATGGCCGATACAAAAAGTTTTATTTGGTTGATGCCAAATTAAACGGCAACGAAATCCACATCACATTCAAGCACACCACGGATGCCGGCCGGATTCAAGAAACCGTGATCGGCCAAGTAATCGGTGATTTGTCACACTGGATCCAGCCATTATAAACAAACCGAAACGGTGGCCGGATCCGATAAATCCGGCCACCATTCATCATTCACCATGTGGCCGATTGAATCATACATACAGGAAGGAAATGCCATGAAGAATCCACAAAATGCACATCCATCAATGAACGTGGTGGAATCACTCAATTCGATGTTCGGCACGGTGGCCAAACCGGCATCAAAAAACCGTTCCACGATGCCATCAGGGCCATTGAAAGATATGGGAAAAATTTTGGCCAAGGCCGCAAAAATGGAATTGAAATTGATGTATGGCAAACCATACACATTCATTGATGGTGCAAATCATTATTCCACCATGATCAAATTGGCTACCGGCAAATTGATTAACTATCCTATTTACCGAAACGGCCGCAATACATCGGCACTTGAAATGGCCATGAATGGTGTGATTGATGCCATGTATCATGCATACAAGCGCAATTACATCACCGTTGACCAAATCAAAGAACAATTCCGGATCGAAGACGAATTGATGTATACGGCCACCGGCCGTGTGAACAAACACCGTTTGGCCAAACGTGATGTATTGATCGAAGTGTTGCAATTGATTCGGATGAATTATTGATACCATGGCCGGTGCCGTGCCGGGTTCAATCGGATCCGGCCGGCAATTTGCATGTATAACATATATTGATATATAATGGCAATGTAATTGATTCGGAGAAGGAGAATCAACCATGTTTCAACCACAAATCATCATCATTCCGGCACGTGCCAAAATTTGGCAAATTTCCGGATTGAATCCCCAAACATCCACATTGGCCGATGTAATTGAATGTGCATGTTGCGAATTGTACCGTTGCGGCAAATGGCAAACGGCCAAAAAGCATGGCACTCGTGTTCGTGATGTGGCCAAATTGTGTGGGCTTCCTGATCATCGTTATCATGCATTAGATGTGGCCGTGAGAAATTTCTACCACACCGTTTCGGTGTTGGAACGATCAAGCGGTTTAAATGCGCTTGTTGGCATTGATGGCACCGTGGAATCAAGCCGAATCATCCATAGTGGATGGAATAGCGAACGGCCTGATGAATATATGGAGGATTGATAATGGCAAACGTTCGAAAGGGCAAAGGAAAGCCCACACCGGTGACTATTTTGTTTTATCCGGCCGATTTGATTGCATTGCAACGAATCAAAAATGATATGGGTGGCCATGCATCGAAGGGTGATGTAGTCCGATTATGTATCAACATGATTGATCAACAAATCACCAAATTCAAGCACGTGAATAAGGAGAAGGAAACAAATGAGTAATCCACAAACCAAAGACCGGTACGCAAATTACATCAAAATTAACGAACGTATTGCCGCCGCAAAATCGGATATTCGTTCGGTACAAACCACGGATCCGGTATTGTTCGATGGCTCCACCGTGTTTGGTTATATCCGGGCTACCATCACATTGAAGGATGATCGTGTAGCAACGGCCATTGCTTCATTTCGTTTGGATGCCACCACCGGTGCACAAAAAACACATCCGTTTGAGGATGCCGAATCATCGGCCATCGGCCGTGCTTTGGCGTTCCTCGGCTATCACGTTGACAAAGCGATTGCATCACGTGAGGAAGTTGAAGAAGCGGCCAAACGTGAAGCCGAATATTTGGAACAAGAACAAGCGGCACGGCAAATGGATGCACAAAAGGAAATTTTACGGAAGGGCCGTGAATCCGTGAATGAATTGATTAAGGAAATGCGAGATTTGAATTTGGATCCGAGTATTTGGCCGGCATGGCCATATGATCGGCCACATGTGAATCAATTGAGTGTTTCGGAATTGCGTTCATTTTACAAATGGATGATGCAACAAATCTCCGATCATAAGGAATCACAACAAACCACGGCCGGTGCCGCCGATGCCATCACCGATGCACCGGCAATGGATTCAATTGATAGTTATCCGGATGATGATTTGGATGTATTGCATTCGGAAATCATGAACACGGCACAAACGATGAACACGGCATACAAATCGGCCATGGCAGAATTAGTCAACATGAAGGGCATGTAATGAAAGCAATCAAATTGATTGTGGTGTTGATGGTGGTGGCTGGCATTGCGCTAGCCACACCATTAGCCACCATTGTAGCGATCAACACATTATTCAATGCTGGGATTCCGTTGAATCAATGGACTTATTTGAGCATGGCATTTTTGTTCGGCATGATGTTCGTAATTTTCAGAAAGGCGGAATAAATGCATTTCACAACACAACCAACACAATTTGGATTAGCCGTTTATGTGCATGATATTGATTTGAAATTGCTTGATGTGGCCATGGAACGAATTGGTTATACCGTGGCATCGGCTGAAATGGGTGCAATCATGTGGCTTCATGCCGATCGGTATTATTACCATCCGGTATTTGGGTTTGCATGTTTGAAGGGTGGTGTGATTGAAGCCGTAGGCAGTGCGGCACAAAAACATTTGCAAATGATTGTAATCAAGCAAGATTCCGAAATCATATGGCACGTATAAGATATACCACCGAAGTATTGAGCATTTTGAAAGATGAATTGGTGCCGAACATCCTAGCCGCCGAATTGCTAGGATGTTCCGATACCACCATATGTAAGCACAGAAAAATGCTCGGTATGGCACCACGGAAAGCCCACACGGTACGGCACCAAAATTCGGTATGTTCATTGCCGATATAATACCGGCCGATTGCTCGCAAATTGGCCGGTATGAATCCGGCCGAAATCGTGGCATTTCTTGATGTATCATCATCACATGCAAGGAAAATTTTGGCATCTGCCAAACGTGAGGTGGATCATGTTGATTGAAGCGTTGATGTGGTTGTGTTTGCAAGGTCAATGTATACAAGTGCGGCCGGAAGCCGTGGCCGTGGCTATGTGTGAATCCGGTGATACACAGACATTAGGTTCCGGGAAATGGGATGCATGGAACGATAATTCAGACGGCACCACGGATGGTGGTGCATGGCAATTCAATGATTTTTTCGTTTGGTCAACTGATGATTTTTGGGTGATCCGGCCAGTTGCTCAAAAACTCGGTTTAACGCCAAAAGAATTTTTGAATCGGTGGCCATCCGGTATGGTAGCACCACCGGAAATTCAATATTTGATGTTTGAACATTTATGGGATGATGGCCACGGCTCATGGCACTGGAATGCATCCCGGCCATGCTGGAGCAAGGCCATTGAACGAATGAATTATGAAAGGATAAATGATGCCACAATCACCAAAAAATAAGTCATCATATATGGCCGTGATACATCATGCAAATCAAATGGATTATAAAGTCATCCAAATTGATTCCATCAATCAATTGATGAAGATGATTTATAAATTCGAATATCCGATCATCATGAAATTCATAACCAAATGGGAATTTTCATCACTACTAAAAGCCGGCATCAATCCGGAAGAAATTGATTTCATGATCACCATTTATAATTCATACATCGAATAGGAAGGGCATTGTATGAGCGACAAAATCGGCACCAAAATTGATGTGGATGGCCAACACGGATTCGTAATTCTTGATGATCATATGGTGAGGCCGCCAAGCGACAAAATCGGCCGTTCGGCACGTGTATCATTTGGGAATGAGGATGCAGACAAACCGAATGCACCATTGATCAAATGGCTTGCATCAAACAATGAAACTTCACCGTTTCGGCATTCACCGATTACATTGTGTGTACAAACACCGGAATTTGTGGCCAGACAATGGTATAAGCATGTGGTAGGCGGCCCTTATGCATATGTGGATACTCCATGGAACGAAATCAGCGGCCGGTATGTGGTTTATGATAAATTTTATATTCCACCGGATTTATATCATCAATCCAAATCCAACAAACAAGGTTCCACGAATGAAATTCATCCGGATAGTGCTTATTATCGTGGATGGATGCAAGGCACGGTGGAATCACTGAAACACATGTATGATCAAATGGTAAATGCCGGTGTGGCCAAGGAACAAGCCCGGATGATTTTGCCGTTGAATTTATACACACGATTTTTTTGGACTCCATCACAATTGGCATTGATGCATTTTGTTCAATTGCGAACGAAGCCGAATGCTCAACGTGAAATCCGGCAATATGCCGAGGCCGTGAATGAAATATGCATGTTGGTATATGGTGAATCATGGCAAATTTTGTGTGATGAATGGCAATGGAAATTGAAGCGATAATGATGCATCACGATGCCGGCCGGATTCGATTGAATCCGGCCGGTTTCATATTTGAAATTGATGCCGAATCAGCTTGCAAACATGATATATATTGATATATAATATGTATTGTAATCGTTTGATACAGAGAGGGAACGGCAATG